CGTTCTTGTGTGGCCCCTCAACACCGATGGCCTCCACCCCGGCTAGGACATCGAGAATGCGCTGCTGCGCTCCACTGATACCATCCACTGCGCTGACCTCAGAACTCACGGGCTCCCTGATCGGTGCCCGCGTCGGCGCCGGCGTAGGCTCACGGCCGATCGGCGCGGGCGACTGTGGAAGCGGCACCTCACTCGCACCATTCAGCGCAGCGGCTAGGCGCTCCGAGATCTTGGAGAGGCCGGCGGCAGCATCACCGACAATGCGCTCTAGCTTCTTGCGCTCTTGGTGAACCTGCCGAATGGTCGCTGTGTGGCCCCGCTCGGCAGTTGCCACGGCCAACTCGACACGTCGCTCTAGCACCGCTTCATCCGGTGGCGCCTGTGTCTTCCGGGCCAGGGTGAGGTCGCGTCTACTGGTAGCGAGGTCCCGACGTAGGCCAGCGATGTCATTGGCTTCGCGCTCAGCCTCGGCCGGCAGGTCGGACAGTTGGGGCAGCAGGGCCTTCACCTTTTCAGTAGGCTCCGGCGCGACGAACGCCATGCGAGCACCGGCTTTCGGGTGTGTCGTCTGGACCCCGCCGACATGAACCCGGGCGACCACCTTACTGAGCGCCGGCCCGAATGCGAAGAAGTCGCCTTCGCCCAACACTCGCAGTTGATGCTGTTCGTCCCTCCCCACAAGGCCCAATTCCTCAGACGCCCGTTTCATGTCAACATCGAGCCCCGTCCGGCCGATGAGCTTGTTGTTGCACTCCGCCGCCGCGTCCTTGTGGAGTTTGGCCAAGCGCTGCGTTGCTAGCACGGCGCAGAAGCCCCTCTTGCGGCCCCGCGTCGCTAGGTCCACGACGGCACCGGCGCTCTCGGCGTCACCCTTCTGCGGGCAGTAGACATGTGCCTCATCCACGATGACGAGTGCGGGGTGCCACAGCTTCTTCGGCGCGTTGATTAGCGCCTCTAGGAAGTGGCGCACAAAGCGCACGCGCTCATGGGCTCGGAGCTCATAGATGTCAAGGATGGCCGACGCCTTCAATTCGAGAAGCCGCTGGGCCAACAAGGCAGCCGTGCGCGGGTCCGTCGCCGTGTCGCCACCGGCTTTGGCGGCCAGCACGTAATCGAAGCGCTCGCGTAGGCTGGCGAACTCGCCCTCCGGGTCGATGACCAAGTGCTGAACGTGCCCGAAGGTCTGCTCAAGCAGCCGCCGGATGCACCAGGACTTCCCGCCGCCCGAGTTGGCCTGGACGAGTAGCCGACTATCGATGAGCGTATCCAGGTCACAGAGTACGCCGGGACCGATCTCAAACCTCATGGGTTCCCTCCTCTTGTGGCGGCTCAGCGTGCTCTCCGTGGGGCTGTGGGGCTCCTAGGGCGTTGATCTGCGCGCGGATGCCTGCGACATACTCAGCATCGCCAGGACAGCAAAGCCCCAGGCTAGGCTGGGTCATCTCCTCCAGCACGGCCCGCATGGCAGCGCGAACCGACTCCATGATCTCCTCTGCGCTGTACGCCTGCCGCGTGGGATCCAGGGCGGCCTCTACCATCTCCGCCAGCTCCGTGTGGCGATCCTCTATGCTCATGACTCCTCCTCCTGCGTGGCGGCGCCCCACACCACGATGGCGCTGGGGAACGGCGCGCTGTTCTTGGCCCCGCCGAACTTCAGGCGGCCAGGCAGGAAGCGGACTTGCTCGGCTGTCATCGTGGCTCGGTCAACGAACGCACCACGAAGGGCACACGAGAGGTTGTCTAACGAGATGCGCTTCACGCTGGTCATCACGTACTGCTGCCACCAGCGCGTATCCGTCCGCGCCGGCAACAGCGCCACCACCATGCCCGCGTTGCCGCACTCGACTTCGCGTACGGCCTTCTCGATCCAGTCGGGCTGTCCCGATATGTATTCCGTGATGTGGTGGCCCCGACTAACGCACCGCTTCTTCTTGCACTTGGAGCGGCAGGGATGCTCAGGCTCGCCATAGGGGGGATTGACGTAGGCACACCGGCAATGCCAGGGCTGCTTCAGCCCATCCATCGCCTCGGTGCTGCCGTCCATGAAGCGCCCGCCGTTCTTCTCTATCAGCCAGGCTGAGTAGTGGAGCTCACGCTGGCCGCACGGGTCTAGGTCAGGCTTGAACTCGGCCCATATCCGGTCCATGAAGTCCTTGGGCGTGGCCCAGTCCGTCGTCTGGGAACGCAGCATGTAGGCGCGCTCAGGCATCGGCACACGCCTTCTCCCACGCTCTCAGCTTGGCCTGGTCGCTCGCTGCCTGGCATGGGCAGGCGTGCGACTCGGCGCAACTGATATGGCTTATCTGGTAGCACGATGAACAGGTCAAAATCCCTTCTTCTTCGTCCGTCTCGTCGGTGTCGAGAAAGCTGATCTTGCAGATCGCGCAGTGGCCAGGGTCGTCGTCGGTCATGCCTTCCCTCGCATCCCCCGGAACACCCCCATGTGCGCCTTCGACGTGCGCGTGTGGCCCTTCTTGCGCGGCTTGGCTGCGCCTATGCCATCAGGGTAGAGGCGCCGGCGGCTGTTCTTGCGGAACGCTGCCTTGCGCTTCATGGCGAGCCCTCCGGCCATTCGCCCTTCGCACGACGCCGGGCGGAATCCGACCGCGCAGCGAGCGAGATTGTGAGGTGCATCGCCATCTGGTGCTGAAGCCAATGGAACAACCGACCGGGCCTGCACCAGCTATCGATCCAGAAGCTCATCCAGGACAAGCCCCTTTCTATCATGTGAAGCACCACGTATGCCGAGTGAATCATGTAGTAGCGAACCCATTTCATCGCGAATCCCTCACTCCCTACGGGCAACCGGGCCAAGGTTGCCAGCCGCGCTGCTGGTACAGCTCGTAACCGGCGGCGATGTTTAGCTCAGGCACTAATAGTTCCTCAACAGTCCAGCGATGTAGCACTGAATCGACCTGGAAGAGGCCAACATAAGGCCCGTTTCTGGCCGCCGGGTTGCCGCCGGATTCGCACATCATGACCTCCCATGCGTATTCCCATCGCTCGCCGAAGGCTTCTTGGAAGCCCCGGACGAACTGGCGCCATTGGTCCGCGTCGTTGGGTAGTAGGGCTCCTGCATCTCCCAACAGATCGCGGCGAGCTCCTCCTCCTGGGGACTCAATCCGGTCTTCCACGGCTCGATCTCGCTGGCACTGCCCATCCGCTTGCTCTTGTCTACAGGCCGCGCCTCGGTCCGGCGTCGGCCACGATCTCGCCATATGTCGCTCCCGAGCCACAGCACCGCGATCAGCGAGGCCAGTATGAATGCCCCATCTATCATGTAGAACAGAACTCTCGCGTCCATCGCTTCCTCCTGCCATGCTCACCACCGCCAGGAGGAGCAGGGCGCCGCGTTTCAGGCAGTGCCTCCATGGGCTTTGAGCACCTTGATCGCCAGACGCAGATGCTCTCGTGTCTTGATCGGCATGACATCGAACCGATTGACGATGTTGGCTTCGAGCCATCCCGCTGCGAACAGCGCGGCCTCCTTTTCGTCGCCTTGGCTTATCATCGCTTCTATCCCTGCTAGTTTCTCAACTGAGTCATGCGCTTCCATCTTCAGTCTCCCTTCCTGTGTTCCGTCCCGCAGTCGGGACACGTACACCGCTCCGTTTTCGGTTCGTCCGAATCGCCGCCCTTCAGCAGCCTCACCACCTGAGCCACGGTGCTGCCCCCCAGCCGCGCCACCACCGCCGTGTCCAGCGCCCACTGCGGGTTGTCGTGCGCGCACACGGCCTGCCGCGCCTTCTCTCCTAGGAGGTAGACGTCACCCCAGGCCGCCTCGCCGCCGAGCCGCAGTTCAAACGTCTGCCAGGATCGCACTCGGTCGTACACCGTCTGCCAGGCTACGGGCCGGTCCTCATTCTTGGTGAGTTGCTTCGCGGCCTCGATCCACCACTCGGGCATCCACTCGATCCGCTCCTTGATCGCCCACGCCACCTGACACTGCGCCTGGTAGCAGACAACCGCCGCCTTGTCCGCCGCGTGCCATTCGGCGGCCAGCTTCTCAACCTCCCAGTAGCGCTTGTCGAGGGCCAGGTTGTCGAGGGCCACGGGCGATCGGAAGTCGCCGCCCTTAGTGCCCACGTACCACGCGCCTTGTATTGAGAAGGCCCACTCGCCCGCGTGCAGGCTCCGGTGATGGTCGCGGCAGAGGGGGACTTCAGGCAGGTGGTCGTGAGTGCCGCCCATCCCCTTCCCCGCTGGGCCTTCGCCCTCGCGGTGGTGGTGCTCACGCTGCGCGGGGCGTGAGCAGCGCAGGCAGACCTCGGTGGCATCCGTGCCGGGTGGGGTCATGGCTCTAACTCCTCCATGAGGTCCAGCCAGGTGATCCCCACGAACTCAGGGCACTTGCAGCCCTTTGGATCGCCGAGACGCCGCCAGCCAACGACGCAGTGGAACTCAGACTCCCACCACCAGTGGTTGCGTAGGACGTGCCCGCAGTCACCGCACTTCATGGAGGCCATCTTCGTCGTGAGGATCAGGAGCACCGAGCGTGTAACCCTGGCTTGCGCTGGGCCTGTCATCGCTTCGGCGCCTTCGCCCTGTCGGCCTGGTCCTTCGCCAAGCACTCTTTCCTCCAACACAGCCGAGCGGTGCTGGGCTCGCCGCAGACATAACAGGACTGGTCCGGCTTCACGCTGGTGGCTCCACCTGGCGCAGAGCCTTCTCCTCACTCATGGCCTTGAGGATGCGGGCGGCCTCAGCAGTTGTCAGCCCCGTCAGGTGTATCTCGGTGCCCTGGGCGGCCTTGGGCTCGTGCTCCATCATCCAGTCGAAGGCGGCCTTTTCGTCCTTGCCGAAAAGCTCGTTGAGGCTGGCGCGGATGCCCTTGCGCTGGTTGTCGCTCATGGGCGCGCCCATCGTCGCCTTCGCCGCCTCCTGCTGTCCGTTGTAGCTCTCAACGGGCCCACGCTTGGCCGGCGCCCGACGCTGTACGGGCGAGTCCGTCACGCTGCCGTCCTCTGCGAAGTCGTCACAGAACTGAGTACCCAGGCCGAGCGCGGCGAGAGCACGGCCTATGGCCTTCGTCTCCGCCTTCTCAATGAAGTCCCCGAAGTCGCTCTGGGTCTCACTGCCATAGCCCGTGGCCAGGGCGCCTATCTCCCCCGGGGCCTCAGCCGGTACGCAGACGGTGGCCTTGAAGATGGCGTGCGAGTCGCTGTGCTCAAGCATCTCCGTTGTAAGCTGGGCGTTGGGGTGCTTGTCGCGCAGCCACACCAGCCGCCACTTGACCTCTAGGTACTCGTTGACGACTTCGACCCAGTTGTTCCCCTCCTTCTTCTTCCGCGTAAGGCGCAGCAGGTGCTTGCTGGGATCGAACGCCTTGGCGGCCTTCTCGGGCTTCTCGCTCATGATCGCGCCGTGACGCCTTCCTCCGACACCGCCTTGACGCCAGGGATGGTAAGGTCGCCCTTCAGAGTCCGCGCTAGGTCGTTCAGGACCGGCATGTTGGGCAGGATTAGCTCGACCGCACGCTGCCCCTCGGCGTAAGCCCCCGCCAGTGCTTGGAGATCCGTAACCTCGGCGTGCCAGGTTACCTTGACGTGGACGGCACCGCTCGGCACCTCTGCCGGCGCCACGGTCGGGGCCACTACGGTTTCGGCGCGTTCCCTTAGCGTCTCGGCACGTCCGTCCTTACCCGCTTCCTCGTGCGTCTCGGCTTGCTTCAGTAGGTGAACCCGTTCGCGTTCCGCCTCTGCATCGAGCCTGGCCTGCGCCTCAGCCTGTAGGCACCGCTGCGCTTGGCTATAGGTGAGTACGGCGGCCTTGATGGTCGTTTCGGCTTGTGCCAGCCGGTCTACGGCAGGCTGGAATAGCTCCATGACCTTCTTCTTGGCCGCATCCATTGGCCGCGTGATGGATAGGCGGACGTCGGTCAGAGCCTTCTGCCGGCCCTTGATCTTCGTGAGTAGGGTGCTGCTGACCGCCAACTGGTCGGGCGTCGCTATCACGAGCTCGGTCGCTGGTGCGACAAGCGCAACGATCTCGCCTTCCTCGCGTAGCGCAGCGGCCGTCGCCTCTGCAATCGCAGCGGCCTGCGTGTCCTTGTCTTCGTTCCCCATCACCGTTCCTCCATTTCTGCCGCTTCCTCGCGTTCCTGTAGCGAGGGGTTCAGGTCGTTCTGTATTCCGAGCTTCAAGCGTTCCGCTGGCGTCAGGGGCAGGTCTGCTTGCGACAGGCCCCCGTTCTCCCTCTCGTGGTACAGCCCCAGGCGTGCCCGCCGGTCTTCCCGGAGCGGGTCGCCGAGATCGTGCTCGAGATCCATGTCGAAGAAGTCCTCCGGGCCGGCGGTAGCCGTGGTCATGGCAACCTCAGCGCGTCGGCCAGGGCCTTGGCGTAGGCGTGCTTCTTTGCCACCGAGGTTACGGCGTAGCCTCTGTTAGTCTCGGCCAGGAGGGATAGCTCCGTACACTTTGCGAACCCTGCGTCGTGCGCAGCAGTCCCGAACCTGCCAGGGTGCAGCACCCTACAACCGAGCCATCGCAGATCGCCGATTGGCAATTCCTTGGCCGCTATGTAGAGATTGCGTCGGTTCACTGTGAGCCCCTTCGGCCAGCGCTCGAAGAATCGCTCCACGGACTCGCTACAGGCGTCCTGGCCTGCTACCCATTCCTGCGTCACCTTGAGTTGTTTCACGCTCCGTCTCCTCTCAGCCGCGCCGCCCCGTCGGTCATCGTCTGCCCGATCTCGCCGATCTCGTGTAGGAGATCCTCAGCGAACCCGGACAGCTTCACGCCCTTGCGGGCTAGCTGAAGTCGTGCCTCGTGCTCCACACTCCCCAGGCCAGCCCGAATGCCGTCGGCAGGGCGAACAGCAGGCGCACCCACACTGGGATCGTGGCGATCATCTCGTCTATCGGTGTCATCGGGGGCCTCCCTCTTCTTCTTGCAGTTGCATTGGATGTAGTGCCCCTTGGGCGTGGCGACGAAGTGGCACCGGCCCGCGTGGCTCTCGTGGCCGCAGTCGGGGCACGTAGTGGGGGCTAGCGAATAGTCCAGCCCTCTGCGATCCGCATCGTCCATCTGCGTCTCGACAAACTCGCTCATGGCCCACCGCCTCGGGCTGCGGCAACGCGCAGCGTACGGGCGCGGCGGCTTGCAGCGCGGCATATACGACATGCGCGGCTGCCGTCGGGATAGCGATAGGTGTTGAGCAGATCGTATGGATGTCCAGTGGGGCAGTGGGTCGCGGTGGCGTTATGGGCTGCGAAGGATTCGCCACGCAGGATGTTTGCCCGACTTATGACAAGCTCTATGTGTGATAGGCGTACACATGACCGAACCCGACAGAGATGATCGCTTTCCAGGCCGTCCGGGATAGGGCCACGTTCCTGTTCGTATAGCCAACGGTGGGCGAGGCTGAACCCCTGCTCATTCCAGAAGTGCCCGTAGCCGTCCGGGTAAAGGCCCGCCGTCCATAGCCAGCACGGCCCGAGGTGTGGCGCGTACTCAGGCACGGGGCCGTCCTTGTTGACCTTCGCCCAGAAGCGCTCATGTACGGGTAAGCTGGCGAACCGTCCAGCGATGCGAGGTTGTGGGGTGGTAAGATGAGAGGGCATGGGAGCCTCAACCTCCTGTGCTACGCGGCCCGGCGTTACACGCGCCGTGGCCGCTCTCATTGTACCACACCCAGCCATCACGCCTCCCCCTTCGCGCGGGCCAGGGCGGCGCGGGCATCCATCACGGGCCGGTAGTGCTCCCAATCGTTCTTCTCCCAGACAGCGCCGTATGCCTTCTGCAACTCTTCCAGCGCCCAGGTCAGGGAGTCGCGCAGCGCCTCGCGCTCCGCGTCCCTCTCGTCCAGTAGCACGGCCAGGCGCTCGGCATCGCCCTGGATGATGCCTAGGCGGGTAGCCAGCAGGCCCACGTCGTTGTCATCGAGGCAGGCTTGCGCCCGGATCGCCTCCACCAGCCGCTTCGCGTCCTTGTCGCGGGGCACGGCAATCACGTCGCGCAGTAGCGCCTCGGTGCCGTCGCGCTCACCGGAATGCTCCTCCATGGCGGCTTGGGCGAGGGTTTCGATCTCGGGATCGTGTGAGCGCTCGTAGATTTCGTGCAGCGCTCCCGCCATGAACGCCTTGTCGTTCCGTAGTTCCGAGCACTTCGTCTCAAGGCGGGCGATTTCGTCCATTGCTGTGCCCATATTGGTGTGCGGTGCCGCGCCCGGTTGGTGCTCTGCTCGGCTCGCTTGGTGGGTCATGACGCGGCCTTTGCGGCCTTCCGGCCCGCAGGGGTCAGCTTGTAGCGTGTCAGCAAGCTGTGCCCCAAATGGCGAATCAGGTCGCGCTTTAGCAACGCCGCAACGGTGGCTCTGCCGACGCGACGGACCGAACCGCCCCTACCCAACCCACCCTTTTGTATCGTAGGCTTGCTGTCACTCCAACAGCCCAGCTCCCAGCCATCGATCATGTTGTGCAGCACGGCCAGTTGGCTGTCGCTCAGCTTGCTTGATTCTGCTGCCATGTTCATGTACCTTTCCTAGTAGCGGTCCAATCGCTTGGGCGAGACCCCCGGCCCCACGGCTAGGGGCCTCGCTGTTTCTAGGCTCAGCTCATCCCCAGTCTCCCTTTCTCCCCGTCTATAGGGGCTGGTTCCCGTGGTGGGCATCCATGCCCTTCCGGCTGCGTCCTTGCAACATGGCCACGGGGACGGACACGGCACCGAATACGAACGATGCAAACCAGGAGGTTAGACTGGTGGGGGGTGGTGCCGTGCCCGTCTCCATGTCCATGCGTACCGAGGAGCCGCGAACCAGGGTGGTGCTGGTGGCAAGCCGGGGCATCGCGCCCCTGAGGCTGGTTCGCAGCTCGTCGCTAAGCATCGACGGCTCGCAATTCCTCTGCGCGGCGGTAGAACTCCGCCTCTGCGGCGGGGAGGGTGCTGAAGCTCACCAGATTCGGCTCAGACATAGCAATATGTTTGACGGGGCATTCTCGCCTACGACAAAGGATAGGAAGATCAGGGCCAGCCACTTGATATCGATTCTCACTCCTGTGTGGAACCGCAGCGGGTGCCGCCTGTTCATTACTGATCACCAGTAGCTGCCCCTCCCAGTGCACACAGCGCTCGACATGCGGCGGGCAGCCGCACTCGCGCTCGGCGCGGTAGCCGTTGGGGCTAAGCACCTTTTACCGCCTTGATGATGTCCTCTACGACATGAGCCGGGCGCCGCCCCGCTTTCTGGGCCTCAGCATCCACCCATTCCTTGAGTTCCTTGAGGATGATCCAGTTGGCCTGAACCTTACCGTCGGGCAGTGTTTTCGTAGGCATGATACCTACCCTAGCATGGCACCCTAGGGTTTGTCAAGCCCTTGGCACAGGAATCTCAGAAGTTTTTTCGGCCCGTCGGAAATGCAGAAGCCGCCAAGAAGGCGGCCCCTGGCGCCTAGCCATCGAGACGACTAGGGAGATAACGGTGGTAGCGGCGGCCGGGCGTCAAGCCCGAACTTCTTCTACACTAGGCGTCCCTAGGTTTCCGAGACCGACAGCCCCACCCGGTAGCCAGCAATCTCACCGCACCCTCACCCTACCACGCTTTGCGGCACCCGTCTACGGGCGCGTCAGGTAGTGAAGCGCCGCTTTGGTCTCAGGCTTCAGCGGCAGGCCCATCCGCGCGTACTCGGCGGCCTCGTCCAGTATCTTCAGCAGGGCTAGGATCTGTTCGTCTGTTGCTGCCATGTCTTCCTCCTTTGCAAAGGTGATCTGTCCAATTCGCGCCATGACCTGGGTGCCAGGGCAGGCCGTCCAGGTGTCGGTGTCGTTGGGATCTCGGAAGTCCTTGTGCCCGAAGATCACGCCCCGATTGGGCGTCACCACCCCCAGGTTTCTCATGCCCCGGTCGTACTTCAGCCAGCCCCACCACTCAGACAGCACGCCCACCCATGGGCCGATGTCGCGGGCCAGCTCGAAGTTCCCTTCCAGCGCCAGCGCGTAGCCCTCAGTGTTGTGGCCTCTGGTATGCGCGCCCGTCCTGACCTGCCCTCGCCCCTCGCAGACTACGAACTTGCCGCCGGCCATGAGGAACCCGACGTCGTTGTACGGCACGTCGAGCCCGAGATCCGGGCGGATCGTCTGTAGCTGGCGCATCTTCCCCTTGATTTCGTTGTGAGACTCCCAGACGTTCGGCGTGGCGTCGTTGTCGATCACGACAGTGTGATGCATGATGGCGTGGGTGCGCCGGTTGCTCGGTACGGTGTAGCCCAGCCGGGGCAACGTCACGTCGGCACCCCAATCGCGCCGGTCCATGTAGAGTAGGTTGGTGCCGATCTGTAGCCTCATGCCAATCCTCCCGGTATCCATGCCAGCGTGAGCCACAGCCACCACAGGACGACGTAGGCGGCGACGGTCAGGCAGTACATCCTAGCCTCCGCTTCCCCGCGCCATGAAGTACCAGCCGATAGTCAGGAGCCAAGGGGTGTTGTACTCCGTCGGCGGCATCTCGTGGTAGGCCAGCAGGTACGCCACGGCGCCCAGCGTCATGCTGATAGCCAGGACGGCCCTGACCCTGAGCAGTCCCCCTACGCCGGTGAGTGTCTTCCAGATCTCCAACATGGTTACCCTCCTTGCCTCAGTTGTTGAACTGCGCCGCAGCTACCCACTGTCGTCTCAAGCTTGCCGAGCGTGACCTGGATCGCTGTCAGCTCCGTGCTCATTTGCTCGAGCGCTCGTACCTGCTGCTCGCCCAAGGTTTCCAGCTTCGCTAGGTGGGCGCCCGTGCTGGGGTTGCCGTTCTTCCCGTCGCGCCGCTGCATTGCGATTACCGCAACGGCCACCCCGAGTAGCGTCACCAGCACCCCTAGCAGAGCCCAGACTACTTCTGTTTCCATTCCATCCTACCCTCCTATCCGGGCCCCTAGAAAGCCCGCACAGGCGCCGCTGATTAGCACCGTGACCAGCGTGGCCGCGAAGAGGAGCAGCAAATGCTCTTGCCACGTCATCGCGTCGCCGCGTACCGCAGGATCACATCGCCGAAGCTCAGCACCGTCTCGGAGTCATCGTCGGTTCGGCGCAGCGTGTGAAAGTACGTGCCGGGCAAAAGCGCGAGCGTATCCGTGTCCGCTATCGCCACCCGGCATACGCCGTTCGTCGGATCCGTGAGTGTGATGCCGCTGCTGGTCGTCTTCGTGATGTCCGCCGTGGCCGAGGCCGCCCGCTCACGCATCACCCATTCAAGGCCATAGCTGGTGATGTCCACGGCGGTGCCGTTGGCATCGACAACCGTGAAGTCCAGTGATCGGTCCTCGCCGATGAATAGGTTCTTATCGGTTGCGATCGGTGCTTCGACGCTCATGACTGAACGGCCTCCAATTCGATGACGGGTGTATCCGACGCAGCCAAGGTAATGAGCGGCGTGTCGGAAGCTGAGAGGGCGATGACGGGTGTGTAGGACGCGGCAAGCTCGATCACTGTCGGGCCAACGACCCCCGCTGTCACCGTCGCTGTGCCGAAGGCTTCCAAGCTGGCGATCCCGCTGGCTGTGATAGTGACTGCGCCGGTTGTGATGGTCGCCGTACCAAAGGCTTCCGTGCTAGCGATGCCACCAGGTGACAGCGTGATACCAGCCAGCGTGACGGTGGCAGTGCCGAACGCTTCCGTGGATGCGATGCCGCCAGGCGATAGGGTAACGACGCCCGCCGTCAGCGTGGCCGAGCCAAACGCCTCAAGCGAAGCTATTCCGCTCGGGGAGAGACTGACAGCCCCAGGCGTAACGGTGGCGCTACCGAAGGCTTCCAGGGAAGCGATGCCGCTTGCGGTGATAGTGAGGTCAAGCTGAGCCGTGCCGAACGCCTCTAGGCTGGCGATACCTGAAGGCGAGAGCGTGACCGCGCCCGTGCTGATGGTCGCTGAGCCGAATGCCTCAAGCGATGCTATCCCACCCGGCGAGAGGGTGATGCCGGCCAGGGTGATCGTTGCGGACCCGAACGCTTCCAGGCTAGCGATCCCACCAGGGGCCAGCGTGACGGGGCCAGCGGTGATCGTTGCGGAGCCGAAGGCTTCGGCGGATGCTATGCCGCCAGGGCTGAGGGTTTGAGCCAGTCCACGAAAGGTATCCCCGTCCCGAAGGGCGGAGCCGCCAGCTGACTTTCGGAAGACAAAGGAGCCGGCCATGTTACTTGAAGCTCACCTTGTATCCGTAGGTAGCCAGCTTACTTTCCAGGGCGGTCTGCTGCGCCACGCTCAGAGCAACGTCCACTTGAAGCGTGATCTCGTTCAGGTCGCTGTCGCGCCTGCGGCTGCGAATGGGCACGGGAATCTCTGCCAGGATGTCCTCGAAGGTCACTTTCTTCAGGTGAATCTCCATGGCCTAACCTCTCTGCGTCATTGCAAAGCTGTACTGCTTGATGTTCCGGTCGGATGATGCCAGATTCTCGATGCCGCAGACCAGCTTGAGGCCAGTCGTAGCCCCTGGAAGGTTAGCTATAAGCGTCACGCTGGCCTCCTCTTGCATATCCGTATCGAGAATCTGTACGATGATCTCTGGCACGGCTTCGTTAACTGTAATGACAAGGAAGTGCTTTGCTGTGTCTCCTGCCAAGCCGGAATCCTGTATGTTCTGGGTCGCCCCATCCTTAGAGATAGCCTGAAAGTTAGTGTCAGGGACACCCGTGCTGAAGCGGATACCAACGAAGTGCCCAGCGGGATTGTCAGAGGCAACTAGCGTTGCGCCGTCTTGGTCAGTCAGCCCGGCCCAGAACCGGATGGATGTTGTGGCCGAGAGTTTGAATCCAGCTCTCAGTTGTGTGTGGGCCTCTCGCCCATTGACAAGGTCAGTCTCCCCCGCTGCAAATTGCAGGAACGCGTCGGTGTTGATCGTCGCTCCTGTGTTCTGCTGGAAAAAGGCTCCATCAGAGTCCACGTCAGAACTTGAGGAGTTATCAACGGCATTGCCGGCAGCCAGAAGCCCTTCACTTTGAGGGATGACGGCCGAGCTGTTCTTTGGCGTGCAATGACCCCAGACCATATTGGATTTGACCCAACCGCTCCGCAGATCGGAAAGGGCATCCGTGATCACCCGCTTGTCGGTGATCTGGTTATTGGCGTGGGTGTTGTCGTTCGCGGGGACGTAGAGCGTGGCCAGCACAACGTCATCGGCGGGGATGGCGGGCAGCACGGGCTCAGCAGCCGCCGTTCCTGCCGTCACCACCACGGTCCCTGATGTGTTGACGGTGATGAGATCAAAGCGCGGGTTGGTGCCGTCCGCCGCTGTCACGGACACATCCGCCTGAGCATCTACCTCGATGATCCCGCCGTTGATCCGCACGATACCGGAGGCTACATCGACGGTCTGCGCGGCAGGGGACGACTCCGTAACGGCGCAGCCCAGCACGACCGATGTGCCGTTGAAGGCAGCAGCCAGGATGTCGATGTCTACCTTGTCGGGCTCGGCCTGGTTCGCGTGAAAGGCATCCGCTTCGTTAGGGATTGTGAAAGCCATATCGCTCTACCCTACGGTCTGCGCTTCCGCTCCCGGCGTCGGGTGTGCCTTCCGCTTGGCCTCGGCCTCTCCCAGCAGCACGTCGATCTCCTCCTTGAGGCCCTGCTGTAGCACCTTGAGCTGCCTTCGCTTCTCGCCCATCTCCCTGTTCTGGCGCAGTAGTGTCTCAAGCCTCGTTACCATTGCGCTTCCTTTCCGGCCGGCCGTGGTAGACCCCCGGCCTGCCCATCTGCTCAGTCGCCCGCACGCCGCCCGGTATGTGCCGGCGCAAGTCGCTATTCCATGCCGCCTCTTTCCCCGCCTCTTTCTGGATGTCCGGGTTCGAGCTGAAGCCGAGCGGCGCCCCGGTCCGTATCAGCAGGGCTTGGTCGAAGATGATGCCCTCGGCCTTCGCGATCTCCTCTGCATCCTTGGCCTTCTCACGGAGCGCGTTTGCCACGTCTAGGGCAGCATTCCAGGGCAGCTCTGTCGCCCGGCCACCAATGATGAGTAGGACGTTCGGCCCCTCTTGTCGGACGCTGATGCTCTTGCCCATCACAGCTTGAAGATCTTGTCGGCCCCGCTGTCCCAGGCCACCGTGATGTCGCCCGAGTTCGGCGTCACCGGCAGGCCCGTCGCCGTGTCGATGTAGAAGATCAGCAGGCTCGTGGACTCCACGCCGCTTTCGAAGAAGCCCACAATTGACTCCGAGACATCGCCAGAGACGGCCGACCAGGTCTTGTCGGCGGCGTCGGCCACGCCGAGCGTGACAGTCTTGGACGCCAGCGCATCCGACTCCGCTACCCTGCCAGCACCGGGAACATCATCGAGAGCGTTGTCCACGTCGATGTTCACGGTATAGTCCGCGTTGTCCACCAGGAGGATGCGGATTTCCTGGGTATCCCAATCGAGGCTCCCATCGAGGAAGCCCTGCCTTCCTATCCCGTACAGTGCGTTTGCCATGTCTTACCTTCCTTTCTTATTCGACTTGCGTTGAGATCGTGCCTTGAGGATTGGCATCTAGAACAGCTCTCCCCACGTCCACGAAGCCGAAGCCTCATGCGACGACCCACTGACCGCCTCAGCAGTGATGGTGGCGTGTTCGCCGGGATTCAGCTTCTTGTCGAGTTCATCAATGTTGATCAGCAGGGAGTCCGTTTTCCCCAGCGTTACCGTCAAGGCTTCTCGGCCGGTCCCCGAAGTCACCCCCGTTGCAGCGACATCGGTGGAGATCACCGACACGGCAGCATCCACGTCCGTGAAGGCAACTGGTCCCTCCAGCGTGGACTGGATGCGTACCCTGAAGATGATGGCCTTAGTAGCGTCGGTCGCCAGAGAGATGAACTCAGGCCTCACCCGGACGCGGTTGATCTCGCCCTGGTGGATCAGGTTGTCCTTGATGGAGAGTATCGGCGTCTCCGTCGTCCCCAGCCCGGTTATGGCATTCGACGCCCCGTGGAGGACGGAGTCCTCTACGATGTGCCCTTCGGCGAAGCCCGCCATCGAAGAGGTCTTGACAGTCAGGTTGCTCGTGTTCGACGTGTTCTCCGCCGTCATGTGGAGAGGCAATGTCGGGTTCTGGAGGGATGGGCTGGTGTTGGCGTTAGCGAATTGGATGGTGTGAACCGTGTGATACTCACCGCTCTCGGGCTCCTCTATGGCGAAGGAGATGAGCCCAAAGCCCAGCCATTGGTAGCGAATCTGGAACACGTTGCCCTTCGTTGGGTCGAGGACGGGGAGAGCGCCACTACCATCTGCCACGTCCTGGTTCCATGAGGACTGGGCAATCCAGGTCTCCGTCGCTGCGACGCCGGCGACCGTCTCGGCGAACGTCCCTGCTACGCCCGTCGTGTCCGTATCCACAAGCGAGAAGGTGCCAGTCTTGTCGCCGTCGCTCCAGGCTTTGAAGATCACGGTGGCATTGTGGATGCTCGCACTCCAGCCGGCGCCGGTGTCGGAGAAGTCCGCTGCGGCTATTTTCACTGCCACCTCCCGTGCGGTATCACCACTGATGACCGCGACGGTCTTAGCCACTCCGTCAAGATTGATGGTGATGTCGCCCGATGCCGTGACCGCGCCGCTGGTGATGGTTACGGTCTGGACTTCGGGCTTGCCCTTCTCCCGGCGGAGGATGGAGAACGTCGCGCCGTTGTAGCCGAAGAACAGCCCGTCGCCGACATCCCCGATTCCAGCCAGCTGGAGGGAGTTAGCCACGCCCGTTGTGAAGAGAGCCGTGAAGCGGACTAACGCGCCCTGCCCCGGCTCGTACTTCAGCGCAGTCTTGGAGAGCATGTGGGCGCCTGAGTTGGCTGCCGCACCGCTCTGCACCACCGCCATGCCGTCAGCCTGGGTGATCGTGCCCGAAGCGTTCTCCTGCTTCTCGATCAGCTCGGTGTTGATGTTGTATGGGAACTGGAGCTGGACAACCGGTGTGGGCTGGGCTACCAGCGCCTCCCCGAAGGCCGCTCTCTGTGGTTTGTCTACGAGTAGATGGCTCATAAGATATGCCACTCACTTCCGTCGGAGATTAGCTTAATGGCATTATACTGTGTGGAGACGACTTGGGTAGTCTCACCATCTATCGTCTCTGTCCCGTCGCCGTCGATGGTGACAGCGTTGACTGTCGCATCGATCTTCTTGATGTAGAACACCTTGCCCGTCCTCCCCACCGCTGTCGGCAGCGTGGCGGTGAACGCCCCCGCCGTGGCGTCACAGAGGATCACGGTGTCGGAGTCGGTCGCGGTGTAGGCTGCTGTCTTGGTGACGAGGGCCAGTGACTCCGTCTGATCATCTTCCAAAGCATTGATCGCGCTGTGGATTTCGCTCATCGCTTCTGCCGTGATGTGCAGTCGCACGTTTGCCCCTGCCAGGTGGGCAGCCGGTGACGTGCCTTCTTCGCCACGGCTGAGGCTTGACAGTACGTCGCCCGATCGCGCTTCGACCTTCAGAATCTCGTCATCGCTGGTAATGTGAAACGGAAACGTGCTGGGGAACTCAGCTCCCTCGCCGGCCTCGAGCGTGAGCGAGACAGCAACATCGGAGATGCCAGCGACCAAGGTTCCAGCAGCGCGATTCGCAACCTTGAGAAAGGTCGTCGCTGTCATTCGACTCTCTTCTGATTGCCGCGCCCTACGGCCTCGCGCAACATGCGCTCGAAAGTCTGAGGCGGGGCCCCGAGGGCGACACGAAAGATTGCGGCATCTGGTGGCACCCCAGGCTGAACGAACGCTATGTCTTCGTCATACAGCACTTCGTCATAGAGCGCGTTGTCGTACAGTGCGAGGCCCGGCGTGCTCATTCGACCTGCGCCTGCGTGTCTTCCTGCAACTTCTTGGCAGTCAAGCGGGGCAAGGTCTGCGGCACTTCACCGAGCGAGACTTCGTAGATGGCCGGGTCTGCCGAGACAGCGAAGCTAACGATGAGTCGCGGTCCGACCCCGGAGCGTAGGGCCGTTCGGAAGTGGCTGCCTACCTGATCTGATTCCTGATCTTCGTCGCCTATGAAGAACGTCATGGCGCTACCTTCAACCCACTCAGGCAGGCTAATAATCTCTTGAGCCACAAGGCTGAGGTCTGGGGTGTCGAAGTCTACTCCAGCGGTCGTGGCCGCAATTCCAGGCCAAAGTACCTGCGCCCGTGTTCTGAGATTGGTGATACGGCCATGACTGGTGGCTCCGACCACGCCGCCATCAAACTCAGCATGTGTCGGCGTTTCCGAGTTAGCTATCAGGAGGCCATCGATGCGTGCGTTCACGATGACTTCCGCTTCGGTACTCGCAGCCTCTAGCCTGACGACAGCGCTCTTAATGCGCGCCTGACGTGGGATCGGCACAGACGAAAACCGGGCAGCGAAAGCGAGATTCGCCGATGGTATCGAGAGGAACCCGAGCGAGAGATTGGAGCCCGTAGCGAAGGCATGAACACCATCGCTGACATGGACAGGTACATCACTGTCGCCCGCTACCAGAATCTCGATATCGGTGATCATCGCTTCGGCCCCTCAAGGATGCCGTGAATCTCCTCGATGCGCCGATCCACCTGGACGCCGACCACGTTGAAGTCTACGGTCACATCATAGCCGATATCCCAGTCGCGGTGGATGATCGTAGGCTCTAGATTGAGCGGCGTCATCCTGGCGGTGAGGGCCTTTAGCAGAGACTCATCGATCACCCGGTCACCGGCCATCTGAAGCTTGTCAGCGACAGCTTCAGCCTGTCGGGCATCGACGTGTCTCTCCCGGCGGAAGCTAGCAGTGATACTAGCCGAGTCGGTCACCTCAAGCACCGTGCGGGCTGCGCCGGCCCCGGAGCCCAGCACGTAGACAGCATTCGCAATGCGCCGGTTGTCCCGCACGTATACGGCCTCGCCTACGTTGTCGCGGGCGACGGAGAAGACTACGGGCGTATCGCCGCTGGTCACGGTCGCGTCGATGGGCTCGCTCACCTGGTATTGGTAGCCGGTACCGTTCGGCAAAAGCACGACATCATGGATCACGTTGCCCTTCAGGGCGAGCTCTTCCAGCACAGCCAGCAGATTCTCCCATCGGGCGTTCTTGTCCACAGTCGCGCCAAAGCCGTGAGTACCCTGGGCTGTGAAGGTGATGCCGTCGAGCTCCCCGTTCACGTCGCGGTCGGAATCCGTGGGTGCGGTAAGATGATCCTCCACGTAGTGGATCATCGCCGTCTCCGCCACGATGCCGGTCTGGGCGTCGAAGTCGCTCCCGTCAACGTTGATCTCGCGGTTCGCCAGCCAGAAACCCTTGAGGTCCGGCCCTTGGAGTTTCCAGAGCTGGGTGATGGCATCGTACTCGGGCTGCTCTACGTGGCCGGCAAACCGGGAGACCTTATCTCGTAGAAGCTCGAAGACTGCATCCTCGGGAAGCCCCGGCTGAAGGTAGGGGAGGATGGCCGAGTCAACATCGTCCTTGTGGACGGAGATGCTGAAGGCCCCCGCCTTCACCGGCCGGCGCCACCACTGAAGCGACTTGAAGAAAGGCATCTGGCCCAGCACTGCCAGCGTGCGGGGGTTGCGGAATTGCAGGGTGTACTCAGCCACCGAACCTCGTCAGTAGTGCTGCCTTTAGGCCGGCGACCGTGGTAGCCGCGTTGAGGTCGGTAACGAGCTTCTCATCGGGCGTGGGCTGGCCCTCAGCCTGGAACCGGGCGAATTCCTCTGCGGTCAGCGGCTCCCGGCCCGTCTCGACGCCATCCCCGTCCTTGATGATCCAGTCGGTGCCCACGGCCTCGCGGGTCTCGATTACCTTTCCGGCACTGTAGAGTATGCTTTTCATATAGCCCTCCTAGGAGGAATCTCGCAACCGAACAGCGGCATAAAGAGCCGCCAATGTGTCAGTGACGGCGGGCGCTGGATCGGGCAGTCCGTTGTTAGCCCAGTTCGCCCCAGCATTGGCGTCAGTCCGCAGGATGGGTTCAGGAGCCGCTGTTATAGACGCGGCTCCCGCAGTGATCGGCACGGTCACGGCATTTACGGTATTCGGCCCAAGGAAGGAGCCGCCTGTCGCATCACTGACGTAAGCCAAGAAGTAATAGCCTGGTGTCAGCGTGAGGCTGATCGTATCCTCCACTGTGGTACTTGCGCCATCAATAGCGAGGGCGCTACCCCCATCTAGAAGCAAGGCACCAGGCGTCAACCCGTCAACCGACTCGTCCGCCTCATATACACCGAGCCGCACTTTTTCTCCCCCGTTAGCAGCGGCATCCACGCGCAGAGCGATCCGGTCAAAGGTCATGACCTGACGAACCGCGATGAGTATGAAAAGCACCCTATCTGCCTGGGAAGCTTGCGCTTGACCGAGCGAGCTAAGCCAATACCAGCCAGGCACCGTGTAACGAGTCAGACCCGCTCGGGCTACATATGCTGGGGATGGCACGGGTGCCCGCGTATACTCCCGCTCATCCGTCAGCGCCGTGATCGCGCCGCTCGGTGCGATCTGGAAGCTCGCCAACGGTATCTCCCAGGTCACACCGTCCACCTGGGTCAGCGCGGGAATCGTGGTCACATCGTCGGCGCTGGTGATGATGACTAGGCGCACGGTGCGCGCCGCCCAATTCTTCTGAAGTACGAGGCGCCGGCCCGTGGTGCCAGCACCGCCAGGATCGTTGCTCGTAAGAGGATTGGAGGCGTCGTTCTCGTACACCGTGCCATCCACGACGGCGTGACCCGTGTTGGCGGTGATGTTGTTGTCGCCGGTAGACGTGACGGCAAGCTCGTTGAGGATGCCCGGCACGACGCCCACGTTGGCCCCTGTGGCGAGCCCCAGCGTCTCAAGTAGAAGGCGCAGTGCATCCTGGCTATAGGGACCGCCGTCGCCGACGCCATCTTGCCAGTAGAGGGATCGTTCAGTCATAGCGTCACACTCCTAGGAATCGCGTCAGATAGTCCACCAGCGCCGTCACGGTCCCTGAGCTGACGGAGAAGGTGATTACATTGTTGCCCGGCTCAAGCGTCCAGAACCCGCTGTCTGCGGAAAGGAAGTCTATCTTGTTGATGCTGCCAATCTTGGCCGTTCTCAGCTTCGAGTCGATCACCAAGTTCTGGCCCGCGTTGATCGTGAGCCCCACAAACTGGAGTTTCTTTCCGGTCGTGGTGTTGCGGATGATCGGGTTGGTACAGGCGCCAGGGATGGTGATGTCCGGGAAGCTCGGCATGTTGCCCAGATTGTTGACGATGGTCGTGCCCGTCCCGTCTGCAAACGAGAGCGGCACGGTGATCGGCACCGACAGGCCCGAGCCGCTGTTGGCGACCGTCTCATTGTTCTCCGTCGGGTTGTACCAGGTCGGGTCCGGGCAGCGAAATGAGATAGCCACGCGGTCCATGAGCGGCCCACGGTAGTTGTTGAAGCGTGGCCCGTCTTCCACCAAGCAGTCGATGGCGTAGAGAGTAGCGGCCGGGGTGTATCTCAGGGTGCCCACGCCCAGCGCTGGGTTGAGCGCGGTGATCAAGGTCTGGTGCTGATCCTGAAGATCCGAAAAGCTGGAGCCCTGCACGGTGAGATTGAGGCCGAGGAAGCGCGGCTCGAAGGTGAGGCGCTTCCATGTCTCGCCATCGCGGTTCGGCGTCTTCACCGTGTCGTGCAGGATCGAAGGGATACCGGCGTTGCGGAGCGCCCCTAGCAGCGACAGCACCGTGCCATCGTCCAGGTCGATCACGTTGCCGTCGGCATCCGTGTAGGTGAGGGCAGTTACCACATCAGGCTCCTTGACAGGTCACACTCAGCGGGTGTATGCTCAGCCTTGCCCCGCCGAAAGGAGAATAGCGCAATGAGACTCATCGGACTAACCCTGGCCCTCGGGCTTCTGCTGGCCGCGTGCACGAGTGGGGATGGCAGCGATCCCGATCGGATCCTACAGCTACCAACTGGCGATATCACCGAGATCGACTTTCGCCTACAGGCTCGCGCCGGCCTAATGGATATGGCTGGCCTAGTAGGGAATGTTCTGCTCGACCGTCCCCATATATGTGACAGCATTGCTGATCTGAACGCTGAAGACGCAGCGAAGCTCCTCATCATGGTGGAACGTCCCGGCGGTTCAGCTACGCCATTCAGCGAGGCTATCTCCGACGACCAGCAACGGGCCGCCGCCATCATCAAAGAAGAGTGCGCCCGCATCCGATAAGCGCTCATTAGACTCCCTCCGCCGCTAGCTGATCGCCCAGCTCTAGGCCGGCCATCTCTACCGCGTGCGTAATAGCGGCCGGGGACTTCTCCTCTACATTCACAATGACCGTGATGTTCTGAGCGGGCGTGCCCGCCGCGAGCGCTAGTGGCGCGCGAGCAGCCATCGGCACCCCCGGCCCCATGCCTACAGCCGGCGCAGTGCCACCACCGATAATCCCCGCACCGAACAGATTCTCGATTGCTGCTGGCCCAAGCTGCCCCGAGATGATGAGGCGGCGTATCTCGCGCCACATGCCTTGTTGCTCGCTCAGGGCATCGGTGACTTCCTCTACGGCATCCCTTTGTGCCGTGAGATCATCGATGATGGCAGCCTGGACATCCGGTGGTACGCCCATCTGCGTCATCGCCAGCTTGAGATCGGCTACCTGATCATTGAGGATCGCATCCATCTGAGCGGCGTAATCCCCCCAGAGACTCAGCGCCTCCTCCGCCGCGTCGCGTGAAACCCCGAAGATCGAGGCCAGCAACGCCGGCAGATCGCGGCGGTAGTCCTCGAATGCACGATCAATAAGCTCGAAGACCGACAGTTGGCTCTCAAGGCTGCGCGTCACACGCTCAGCCCCGACCGCTATCTCTTCCTCAACCGCTGCCAGGTCCCGCGCCGGCCCGAGTAGCGCCAGCACCTCCGCCTCAGTCATGTCCAGCGCATCTGCTACTAGGCGCACCGCTGCGTTTAGGTCCTGTAGGTCGCTTGCTAGTCCGAAGCGCAGGTCCAACTCCCGGCCTGTGAGGCCCGCCTGGGTGGCGAGAGTCGCGAAGGCACCAGCAAGTTCTTCCTCAGCAGCCCGCGCCGCGTCGATCAACGCCTGCTCTGTGTTGCGCGTCATCGCCTCAACGAATTGAAGCTGATCGCCGATGGTGGTGAAGTCGGCCGCCAGCATGAACTCCATGATCCGCTTGAGCTCTTCGGGGCCGACAGCTGGACGATCTAGGAAGGCAGTCTCGATACCATCGATGATGTTGTCGCCGACAGCCTCACCGAGATTGCTGGCGGCAGACAACTCCGAACTTGACGGTACGAGTGAATCCACAACTGCGTCCACAACGCTCACGCGCATGAGTTCTCGGTCTACCTGGCTAAGCAACTGGCGCCCCACCGCCTGGCCACCTAACGCACCGAAAGCGGCTACAGCCAGGGCTGTCTCGACCCGGAGTTCTCGGACGCGAGCGCTTGCCTGCTCTGCGCCAGCAAGAATCGCACTGAAAGCCTGATTGGTTACGGCCTCTTCTTCGAGGCGAGCGAGTTGATCGTCCACTTTCCCAATTTCAAAGCGCAGCTTCTCAAGATGCCCTTTCGCCACGAGACCACGCTCGCCGAACTCCTGAAACGCATCACCGACGATGGGGAGTTTGTTGAGCCCCAGCACCGAAACAGTAACGGCGAATTCGATCAGGTCTTCGATGAACTTCAGCAAGTGGCGCCGGGCCTTGAGTGCGCTTATGCCCATCTCATCAAGGTCGCCCATGATAAGCTTTATGCTGCCAACTATCAATACGGTCGCAGCCGCTATCGTTACGTGCGGGAACGCCAAGGCCATCACCACAGCAATCGCTGTAAGAGCCGCGATGAGCGGCACTTTGTTAGTCAATATGAACTCAACGAACGTGCGGAACGCCCCGGCTGTGTCCTCTATTACAGGACGCCAATCATCAAAGAACTGCCTCGCCGTGTCGAGCGCCTGGGGCAAGAACGTTTCAATCGCTGGGATCACGTCCTCACGCAGCGTTGCCACCAGCGCTCGTAGTCCCGGCTCCATTTCCTGGCCGATGGTGAACAGCACATCCTCGAAGCCCGAACGCAAGAGCGAGAGCTGCGCCCCCAGGCTTTCCAGTTGCTTCTCTGCAACCTCGGCTGTCGTGCCAGCCGCGTCTCGAAGCGCCCTCTCATACTCCCTGATGGCCTCAGACGTGCCCAGCAGAGGCAGAATGACGCCCTGGATGCGAGCCGTGAAGCCCAATGCCTCCAGTGCCGCGACGCGCTGTTCGTCGCTCAGGTTGGTTAAGGCGCCCTCAAGATCGCCTACAATATCGGCCAGGTTGTTGATGTTGCCGCTCGCATCGAAGACTTCAACGCCCAGCCGAGCGTAGGCGTCGGCGCTATTCACCGCCGCCGAGGTCATGATCCGCAAGATACGCGCGAGCCCGGTGCCGGCCAGCTCACCCTTGACGCCCTGATCGGCAAACGCGGCCAGGACCGCGACGCCTTCCTCTACATCGATCTTGAAGCTCTTGAGCGCGGCACCGGCGTCTCTGGTAAGGGCGATTGAGAATTGCTCGACTGTTGCGTTGGCGAGCGTATTCGCCTTAACCAGAACATCCGAAACACGCACCATATTCTCGATATTCTGAGCGGTATCGTCCACGGTGAGCCCGAGCGCGGACTGTGCATCGGTGAGCAGGTCGGTGGCCAGAGCCATATCAAACATGCCCGCCTGTGCGAACGCGGCCACCTTCGGCAGAGCGCCGACGGATTGCTCGGCGCTAAGCCCCGCACTAGCCAGGAAGAAGTAGGACTCCGCCGCCTGCGTCATGGAGAAGGTGGTTGTCTTCGCCACGTCGCGGGCAGTCTTCTCCATTGTCTCGACCATCGCATCATCGAGATCGCCCATGATCGCAATGCTCTTGGTCATGGCACTGTCGAAGCTGATGAAGGTCGCTGCCGCTGCCACGGCAAGGCCAGCCAGGGCGACGGCCCCAACCATCCCAGCCCGGCGTACCACCTTACGCATCTTGTCGGCGGCGTTGCCAACCCGCCCCAGCACCTTACTCGCCTGGTCGCGGGCTTTGATCAGGATGTTGATCTCACCCGCTGTTAGGCCCAAGGCGTTGCTCCTTGCGTTCGGCTAGAATGGTTTGCGCCGCAGCCATGACGCGTTCCGTCATTGGCCCCGTGGGGGCGTTCTTCGCGCTGTCCTTGGTAGTGGGCTTGTCGAGCTCGACCTTGACGCGCATGAAGTGCCGGAGGTCCAGGACTTCGTAGATCAGGCCGTAGGGCGCATTCTCCAGATCGTAGATGGCCTGTGTGATGCTGCATCCAAACTCCTCACAGTAGCGGTGAACCATCCACGAGTAGGGCGATGGGGGCTGGGCCCCCTCTTCGCCCGCTAGGAAGAGCCAGAGCTCTTTGTCTGACCTTTTTTTGCCCCTGCGGTCATGCCCTCGTTGACGTAGCTCACGATCTCCCGGAAGAGCCAGTCAGCGGTGAATTCGTCCAGGTCCGCAACCGAGTCTTCATTCACCTTCATGTCGGCGCTCCAGCTTATGATGGCCGCATTCAGCATGGCCTTGCGGTCCAGCGTGGCAGCGTCAATGGCTGATGGTCCCTTCGCCCGCTCTTCCTTGGCGAAGACATCTAGCGGGTTGCACTCGTGGCCATCCTCTAGCTGCCCAGCGCATTTCGGGCAGCGCTTGAAGGGAGGCATACTACCCAGGCCACCCATGTCTTTGATCGTCTTCGAGGAGCGGCGGGAGAACGCCTCCCGCGCAATATCGAGATAGCCCGATGAGACCTTGCGGATGGTGACCCACTGGCCCTCTTCGTGAGGATGGTCAAGCTTCTTGGTGATGCCCTTCGTATGCATACCGCTGTCCTTTCTTGGCCTTCTGGCCTCTACTGAACTTCCCTCTAGGTCACTGCGCCGCTTGGGCGGAGCGTGAGCACGTATTGGTGGAACGCACCCCGGCTCGGGTTGCGGCTCGTCATTCTGATGATCGTCTCGACCTGGCGGGTGTCAGCGAGAGCCGCATCAAACGTCAGCTTGAGCGTCCGCGTCTCACCCTCGCCATCCAGGGTCAGCGCCACGAGGCTGGTCGCCTGGTCATCGTATGGCCCTGTCAGCACGATCTCGCTCTTCTGCTCAATGCCGGTAGAGGCCCAACGATCACTCGCGTCGCCAGCGCTCGTCAACTCTTCCAGTATCTTCTCGACGGTGTAGCCGTTGATCTCGGTGACGTAGGCCGAGATATCCGTCAGAGCTCCGCCCTCAGAGGCATCGATCTCGATCTTGAGATCGGCGAATGCTTCTAGTGGTGACATCTTCTACTCCTTTCCTAGTTACGGACGAATCCAGTTGCAAAGGTCGCTGTCCGGCTGCCACCGGCGCCACCTGTGAACTCATGCTCGGTCAGCGTGTATCGCTCGACGTTGCCTGCCACGGTTTTGCGCTCGGCGTCCGGCGCAGACGTCACAGCGGTGAACGTGATCAGGTCAACGAACGTGATGTCATCGTCGCTGTCCTTGATGATGATGACCAGGTTCGTACCCCCATCCAGGTCGAGCGCGTTGCATTGCATGTAGCCGATACCGCCGGCGGTGGATGGCGCATTGCCGGCGCCCCAATCGTCGGAGGCCCCTTCTACCGGGCCCACGGCTGTCACGGTGCCGTGCGCGGCGCTAATCTGGCCCACGTCCGGGCCTTCGTCAGACTTGAACGCAATCTGCGCCTTCGTTAGTGCGTCCCTGGCCGGGCCTCGCGTGATGGTCGATCGGGGTGCGTTCACCCCCACGCAGCGCCCGCCGATAGTGTTGCTCACCAAGGAATAGAAGAGCACTTGGTCGCCGTCCAGCGCTTCGATGGCCGGAAGGATCACGCTGTCATAGAAGCCATCAACGGAGAAATCCCACTTCGACACACCGACAGACGCCCACTCGTCGGAACTTGCACCCAGCCCATCCTTTTGTTCGACTATGCCTTCCTTACTTTCATCCAGCGTGGTGATGAGCGGCATAATGTCATAGCCCGCGTAGAGAATGAAGCCGACATCGCCTTGTCCTTTAAGCGCCATCGGGCACCTCCTCTGGCTTAGGTTGCGCCCCGACCTGTTCCACGCAGCCGCGTCGCAGCCAGCTCTCGATCAGGTCAACGGGCGGGTTGGCGATCCTGTCACCCACGACATGGCGGACCCATTCACCCCGGTCCTCAAGCACAATCCTTTCGCCCGCTCGAATGCGGTCGCGGACGGCCAGCGATTTCGGGTAGCTGAACCCCTTAACGCAGCGGTAGGCCCCGCTCTTGGTCTCTCGCTTGGTTCCGGGCATCACTCGACCTCCCATTTGTGGCCGCAGTCAACGCAGGCACGGCGCTTCGGCCCCTTGCCCGCGCCTGTGATCTCTTCGCTGTTCTTGTGGTCGCAGCCCTCAGCGGGGGCGCTTGGCGACGGCGCTCCGATGCGTTCTAGCTCTTGCTCGATGGCGGCCTCGACCAACGCCTTCGCTCCCGCTAGCTTCTCCAGAATGCTGCTCATGCGGCCACCAGTAGGATCGCGTCGATGGTGCGCCGGAACAGCCCGGCGTCGGGTTCCTGCCCCGCTGCGCCGCCCTGCACGGTCACGTCCTTGAACGTGCCGATACCCGAGACGGCGGCCAGCTTCAGTTGCTCCCCCACCTCAGCGGCGTCGTCGCGATCCTCAGCCCAGGCTGTCAACTGAAAGCGAGGATGGCTCCCCACCACGGTTCCGGGCACCACCTGATCGGTAGGCTCCGAGATGACCTGATAGGTCACGCAAGGGAAGTCCGTCCCCGACGGGAATGCGACCTGGTAGATGCGCTCCGCCGGCACCAACGCAGTCAGCCCCGCGAAGGCCGCGAGAACGTCGTGCAAGTCCTGTTCTATCGTCATCGCAACTCCGCTCTCAGCAAGTCCGCCAAGGCCCTGCCGAACTCGGCGGTCATCTCTCGTTTGTTCTCATCTAGAGCAGGTCGCAGGAACGCCCTGGCCGGTTGGTGAGATGTGCGACCCAGGCTATCGGTGCCAGCGGAGCCGAACTCGATGCGCCGAGCGTAGACCACGTTCGTGCCCACGGCGACCACATGGCTGCCAGGAGCGGGGCCGATATCCGTCCCGGTGCTGGGGGACTCCAGGCCATCACCGAAGCCGCCTACGTGGATGGAGCGCCGGAGGTTGCCTGTCAGCACAGGGGCCTTCTGCTTCGCCGCGTTCATGGCGACCAGGGCAGCGGCCTTCAGCGCGTTGTCCAGGATGTTGCCCCGGTCGATCCCGTTGGCGACCCTGTTCAGGCGACGCTGCACGTTCTCAGCTCCGGTAATCCGAGCCTCGAAAGCAGCAACCATTACAGCAGCACCTCGCGCAGACTGAGCTTCGTGGTGATGCCCTGGGAGTCGTGCTCAACTCCGAGGATGTCATAGTTGACACCGCCCGAGACGAAACGGTGATTCGCTGGCTCGATAGCCGTGAAGTCCCCGGCCAGCAGAGCCAGGTGCGTTCGGTCGGCGAAGGCCGGCAGGCGAACCTCACCGGCCGTGTCGGCGGCGATAGCGCACGCGATGTCTACCAGCCCAACGACGTTCGCCCAAACGTTCGTCGGATTGCCCTTCGTATTCGTGACCGTCTTCAGTTGCACGGTTCCCGTCACCGGAAAGTGCGTGGAAGTCGTGAGGGCTCCTGTGAGGCGAGAGTCGATTAGGGTCATCAGCCAAGCCTCACTACGTACAGTTGACTGCTACTCGCCGTACAGGTCACGTTGCCGCCATCATCATGCCCAATGTAGGCTTCGATGATTCCATTTGCTGGGATCGTTAAGAGGCCCGTACAACTAACCGATCCAGGCCGGCTTGCGGCCAGCACGTTCCGCGCCCAGTCAATCCCGGCTTCGACACCACTCAGGTAGATATGCCCCGTCCATGAAGCCCCGGCACTCACTTCGTATCCCATGTGCCAAGCGATGAGATAGTCTCCGGCGGTGGCTATGACGATGCGGTTGTTGGCGACCTGTGGATCGACGCCAGGACAGGCTACGAGCGCTGTCTCCCAGAGCGTAAACTTCTGCGCCGCCCCTGTCGCAATAACCTGGCCGGCGCTCGCCGCATGGATGACCAACCCACCATATCCGACAGTGTGTAGCTTCGGCCAATCCGGGCCGTAAGCGCCCTCTCGACCAGCGTGTTCTACAGTCATGTCACGCCCCTCAACGCTTGCTTCCAAATGCGCTCTCGCGCCGAGAACGGATCGTAGGCGAACTCAGCGAAGTCGAAGGCATCACCTGGGTCGCCTAGGCCGCTGTCGTAGAGGTTGCGCCACTGCTTAGCCTTCAGGCGCCACTCGGCGGCAGTCTTCGCCCCATCGGTCTCGAGGTCCATGATGCGAATCACCTTCTGGATGTAGAGCTCGCTGGATGCAATACCCTCTGCGGCCAACGCCGCGCCCAACAGCACCTCGCTCGCGCCCAAGTCCAGGAAGGCGTCGATCGAGTCGTCATCGAATATCTCATTGGCGATAACGGTGTCGCCGATGAGTAGCCGGACCCGGCCCCGGTCCGTCGTGGGGTCAAACGTGAAGACGATGGCCTACCTCCGGCTACGTCGCTTGCTCTTTGCTGGCGGCCTAGTCGCTAGTGCGGGCTCTTCGCTCAGCGCTGCGCCGATCTCCTGCCCAGCAGTCTCTACGGCCGCTGCGATCTCCGCCCCCTCACGCAACTCGACAGGCCCGTTCTGGATAATCACAGGGGTGCGGCCGTCCGCCATCTCGGCCCGCAACCCCTTCAGTTCATCTAGGATGGCCGCCAAATATTCGTCGCCAATCGTCATTGGCTTTGGCAGCTTCCTCTCAGCCATCCGGCCTACCCGGTCCCGGCGCTTCCAACAGCGGCCTTCGGGTCTTGCAGGATACCACCGAGCACATGGCGGACCTTGTACTCGATGGAGTCGGTGCCGAAGTCCCCATCAAACGGAGCGGCAGACCCACCGCCCACGCGCTGGGCGTTCGGGCTCTTGATGAAGATTTCCGGCTCGGTGTGGCCGCGCAGGAAGCCGATCTCGACTGTGGGCCGGGCACTGGACGGGTTGGCCACGATGATCCACGACGTGTCGCCATTGGTGGTGGCGATGATCGGGATGTACGGGTTCACGTTCAGGCGTAGCCGGTTCTTCATCCAGTTCACCGCTACCAAGGTCTGGGCCGAAGTCCCACCCCCATCCGTCAGCGCTCGGATTTCGAGCGCGTTCATGATGTTCTGCGCCACAACCTCCAGGGCGGGCGGTACGACCAGCTCAGCAGAATCAATCACAATAGGTTCGCCATCGGTATCGGTCTGATTGCCAAGCACCGTAAACGCTGTCTGAAGCGCCGTGATGGAGAGCGCTACGTTGCCCGTAACGACGTTGCTGTTACCCGAGGCGAAGTGGGTTCCGTCTGGCCCCGTGGAATCGAAGAGCAGCGCGGTGACGAAGCGCTCTTCGGTACGCCGCGCAGCCCTGGCGAAGCGCATCGGGATATCCTTCAGCGCGTCCAGGTCATCGTTGATCATCGCCTCCCAGGAGAACGGAATCTTGCGCCCATACTTCGCCACGGCGTAGGTGTACTGCGTCTCCGAGAGATTGGACTGCGGGTATTCTTCCTGTTCGTTGACCTGGCCTAGCACCGCCTCAGAGCCGTCAATGGCGAAGCGCTTCACACTGCGGAAGTCCGAGACGGTCTTCACCGCTGCGTAGTTCGGATAGCTGACCGGCCACTCTCGGTAGTTCGCCAAGAGCTGCCGGTCCAGCACGTCGCCGAAGAGCAACGGGAAGTCGCTCGTAGTCAGCGCCTCTTGGAAGGTCCACAGGGCAAGGCGCTTCCCGTCCATGGCGTCGGCCATGAGCTTCGCGGCTTCGGCAAGCTGTACCTTGTATTCCGGCCCGCTCCGTTTCAACGACCGCACGCTCCGCCCAGCGTCACCGAAGAGGCGCTGCACCGATGCAGACTCGGCCCGGATGTTTTCGATTACCTCTAGGAATTCTGCCATGTCATTGTCCTCCTAATCTCTCAGGCCGGCCTAGGTGAACGCGGCCATCGGGATTTCGATGAACCAGACGCGGATGGACAGTGTACCGTCGCCAGTCGTGTACTCTGCCGCGCCGTTGTTATCGAGGTCGATGGCCTTGTTCGCCTCGGGAATGAAGCCAGCCAGGTTCAGCGGATCGATCAACGCGGCATCGGCGCCCGCCTCCAACAGCGCCGTGCATTGGGCCTCGGAACCGATCTCGCCGATCTCGTTGCTGGCGTTGTACTTCAGCGCGAGTTGATCACTGTTGTTCACCTGCACGAAGTCGGTGCCGCCGTGGTCTAGGAAGATAGCAACGCGCACAGGGAAGACCGCGAGATTGGCACCCGGCGTCGGCACGACCTCGATGTTGGTGGCCAGCAGCGCGTTGACCTGAGCGGCGCTGAGCTGGGTGTCCTTGTACTGGATCAGGCCCGGCTCCACCTTGGCGCTGGTCACGGCCTCATCTGTAATCGAACCGGTCACCACAGCGTTTGAGGCCAGCGCAATGGTTGCGCCGAGCGGGATGTGCTGCACGTTAATGGTCGTGGTAGCGTTGGCCGAGACCACCTCTAGGGCGACCCCGAAGACGGCATCCATGCTGGCGGCGGTATTGTTGAGGCTGGTAGCCGGGGAGCCGGTCTGCGAGTCGTGGTAGTAGATGGTATCGCCGACAGCGATCCCCGTGCCTTCGTTGTCATCGACACTCAAATCCCAGACGCCGGGCCCGAAGTCTGCAACAGTCTCCGTCGCCCCCGCGCCTCCGTCGCCTTCGTCCAGCAAGGCAACGCCGGTCAGTACGCCGAGCCGCACCGGGTCGCCGCTATTGGGCGCGGCAGGATCATCGATAACCTGGGATAGCTGATAGCCGGGCTTATGGATTTGGTTCGTCGCGCCCATGGCGATCATCGCTGCGACCAGCGCAGCCATTAGGCCAGTGAGCAAACTCAGGAATCTCTTCATCGCTTTCTTTCTCCTCTCCTGCCTTTCCGCTCTACCGCTAGCTCCGGCCGGCGACAGCGATCTTCGCGCCGGACTCGGTTGCGCCGAGGCGCCGGAACGATTCTTCCAGTTCCTTGTCCGCCTTCTCTTCGTCCCCGGCGCCGACCGAGCCGCCCAAGCCCTTGATGCTGCCAGACTCGGTGAGCTTGGCCAGGTACTCGATCTCCGCCTTCGTCGCTTCCTCGATGGCCGTGCCGAGCGCGTCCTTGTCGAGCGCGCCGTCCTTGGTGGGCGGCTTGGCCGACAGCGACTCTTCGAGCCGGGCCTGGGTCAGCTCGGGTAGGTGCTCGACCTTGGCCAGCACCTCAGTGACGATCTCACGGGCCTCGCGGAGCACAGCGCCTTCCTGAAGCCGGGCTAGCTCGGTGCCCTGCTTGGTCTGCGCTTCCTTCAGCTCGTCCCGCTCCTTCTCTGCGGCCTCCGCCCGGCCTAGCGCTTTCTTTAGTTCCTGTTCGCTCATCTGTGGGTCTCCCTTCTTGTGATCGAGAATCCGCGCACGGGCGGACTCCATCAGTTCCAGTACCTTGCCGCCGGCCCCGGCTGCTGTCACAAAGTCAACGCTGATGCCGGAGTCGAAGCGCTCCAACACCGGGCCCTTGCGCCCCTCCCTTTCCCCTTCCGACGCTTCGCCCATCGCCCTGATACTCACGCCGATATGTGGTGCCAGTTCGTCCAGGGCATCGCGGAAGGGCGCGATTACCTCCGCGTCGCCATAGAGACCGGGACCAGCGGGGCCTTCAGCCATCCAGCGGGCATCACCTGTCAGAGCCCCCACAAGATCACGCACAGAGCGCTCGGGGCGCTGCTTGTCTTCGCTCTCGGTGGGATGGTCGAGGAACATGTGGGTGCCCTTGGGGAACGCTTTCGGGCCGTCGCGCTCTAGCACCTCCGCTGGATAGAAGGCAGCCGACCCCCAGCCAGGCTCAATGATCTTGACGGATAGCGTGCCATCGCCACGCACGCTGGCTTCCTTAAGGGGGATAATGTCGCTAATGAGTTCGGGCGGCGCCTGCTCTTGAAGCCGGTCACTGATGAGCTTGCCCAAGCGCTCAATGGCTCGAGTGATAGGGCCGGACTCTTCCTGTCGCGCTTCCTCGAAGGTGATCGCCCCATCCTCGCCAATCACACAGCCCGCCTCCCGCATCCCGCCTGCCACGGTGTTAGCCTGACGGATCGCGCTGCCCTCGCAGTCGCTCTTGCCGGCCTCTTCACAGGCCGTGAGCGCGCCATTCGCCACCCGCACCCAAAGCGCTTTCTGCGCTGTTGATAGCCCCGCTTTGTGCCCCTCTACGTCTGCGGTTACGAACGGCATAGGGAAAGGCCCTCCTGCCTTGAGCAGAGGGCCTTGGGTGGCCTGGCGGCCGTAGGGGGCCTATTGCGTCAGCGTGTAGCTGAGATGTTGTCGCCTATATGGTATGGAAGGGTGCGGGGATTGTCAAGGGGGAGGGCACTCAATCAGAGGACTTCAGACGTTCAATGGCCCTACCCCCTGACGGTCTCGTAACACGGCGGGCATACTTCCTTTGGGCTTCAAACATGACCTGCCCGCCGTTGATACCTTATGGTGCGCCGGGCATTTCACACGTGGATTTCAAGCCTGGAATGGCCCGGTGCGGTTTGGTCATGCAAGCGCGGGCACTACGAGGCTGGGCTCCAGACTACTGGTGGCCCGGCGCTTCCATTCTACCCACATGTCCTTGATCAGTTCCTTGACGGCCACGCGCATGGCGTCGTTGTGCAGATGTGCCGACACCTCCTGGCCGTCGCCGTTCTCGTGGACGCAGGGATACACCTTATTGTCTTTCTTGTGCTCGTGGCCCATCGGGCAGTCCGCCGGCCCAGTGCGGACCCGCGCCAGCGTCGCGGCCTTGCGAGTGTCGTAACACTCCCGGTACTTCCCACGCCCGAGCTTGACGATGGCCTCGCCGATCTGGTGTGCCACGACCTGGCCCTGCGGTGAGAAGGCGTTGCCCTCCGCCTCTTCGGTTGTCTTCACCATCTGGACGCCTCGCTCGCGCCTGGGGCGCTTGCCAGCGACGACGTGCAGGCCCATGTACTTCCAGACCTTGGCCACGTTGGGGAAGGCTAGGAAGCTGCCCGTCACGCCGACGATGCGAGCGAAACCGCCGTAGCCTAGGCCGGGGCAGGCGTCTACCCAGTCGGCCATGATGTGCTGCTTGACGAGGCTTCGCAGCATCTTCTCGATGGCCCGTTCCTGTTCTTCGAATGAGGCCAGCGTGATCTTGTGCAGGTTCGTCCATTGCTCGGGCAGGCCGTCACGAATGATCGCCTTCATGCGATTGTTGACCATGACCCGGACGTGCTGGACATCCCAGAGCAGGCGGGCGTAGTGGCCTAGTTCGGCTTCGATGCGGGGGAGATCGGCAGATGCAGTTTGGTCGTCAGGGAGTCGTTGGCCGTTGGTCTCCATGGTTCCTTCTTTCTAGCGCGGCACTCATGCTTTGGGCTTCACGAGACTGATGGCCGCGCGGCAAATCTCGGTCGGATTTCACCTGGGCAGTGGCTACGCGGCACTACCACTTTGGGGGCACACCGGGCCTCAGTCAACGCTTGGCCACGCAGCAAAAGTCCTTTGGGGTTCGCGAGGGCGTTGGCCGCGCGGCTCAATCCATCACCCGGCTCGACTCCCAGAGAGAACGCAACTGATCATCGGTAAAGACGGTAGTCACCGTCTGGTCGAGCTTGAGCTTCTGCTGTATCTGCTCTAGGAAGTTCACGTCCTGGATGAGGCCACGGGCCTTGACCGCGAACTCGCCCTTGGCTGCCTGGCACGTAACCTTATCGAAATCCCCGAGCCGAATGGTCTGGCCGCCGACATGCCAGAGGGTATCCATGAGCGAGTCGTCACCCTTCAGCAACTCGGGGTCATGGCGGCGCTGGCCAGTTAGAGCCGCCTTGCGGTCTTTCCGTATGCGGTCCTGGTAGACCTCCCGCACAGTCGTCACTGCGAACTCCCGCACGAAGGTGTCGCTGTGCCCTTCCTTTACAATCCGCTCTGCCGCGACAGCGAAGGCTTCGTTATGCTCGCCGCCTTTGCCCAGCGCTTCGTCCGTCCACTCGATGATGAGTTGGCGCAAGGTGGTTTCGGGCTTTGGTGAGGTGTTAGACTGAGGGCACATCGGGAGTCACCTCCTGGTGTCGCGCGGCAGGCCGTCACTTGCGGCGCTGCCGCCCTTATTTTATCACATTCTCCGCGCTCACCGTCAACACGCCGCCCTGTAGGTCGAGCAGCAACTGGGCGCCGCACCCTTTGCACCGAAGCCGCTGGCCTTTGATCTCCTCAGCCTGGGTGAGATGGCGGCCGCATGATGGGCAGTGGATCGAGGTCGCGGTGGGAGGCGTCATTTAGGGAAAGCCCGGAATGCTGAAAGTCGCAATGCGAACGCCGACTGCGCAGTCGTCATGTCTTCTATCTTCAGGCCACACCAACGGCAATCGAGGCGGTCAAGCCACATTAGATGGCCGAGCATCGCGCCGCAGAGTTCTGGCGATACGATCACGCGGCCACCCTCACGCGCACCAACGAGAGTCCGGATCTCGCTGGCTGTCAGGTCCATCACGCCGCTACCCTCACGCTAGCAGGCTGGCGGCGCAGCATCAGGCTGCACCGGCACGCTGGGTGAGCTAGCGGCTGATCGTCACCAGAAGGAAAGGTGTCATTGAGCGGAATCCAGCCAGCCGCAGCGTTCGCCTCGCAGTCCGCATCGACTCGGCGGTCCCCAACATCGAGCCACGCCTTCTCCATTAGCAGGCCGGCCGCCATCAGGTCGTCAGCCACAGCGCGAGTGCCGACCGTATAGGCGTTGCCCGTCTCCGTCACCGCTACCAGGTGGGCCCGACTCCTGATGTGCTGCTGGGGTTGCGGTGTCGAGAAGCCCGCGTACCTTTCCCGGATGTTCCGAGCAATCCGGTCATAGCTCTGGCCCTCGCTGAGCCCGGTAGAGATGATGGTGCGAAGGCCGCGCTTCGTCTCAGCGTTGACCCTGGCGACGGCCTCAGCGCCGTGGGTCTCAAGGAACACCGCCGCCCTCGGGTTGCCCAGATCGAACGCGCCCGTCACGCTGAAGTCCGCCATCGTGTGCCCTGCCCCGAGCAAGAGCGAGTCTTCGATGCCCTGTAATGTCCCCGCCGCGAAGAGCGACTCGCTGGCCGCAACGCTGTCGAAGATGGCCTCCCAGTCCGGCGGCAGTACATCGCCAGCGGCCTCGCTCAGCCTGCCTGAGAGGATGCCAGCCCGGCGGTTGAGCGCGGCAATAAACGCCGCTCCCTGCTTGCGGAAGGCGGCCTGCATGGCCAGCTCGATCTTGCGCTCGAGCGGATCCAGGGCGCGGAGCTTGCGCTGTGCAGTGAAGGCTTCGATGAGAGCGGTGAGGGCGGGAGCGAAAGCGCTACTGGCCATCTGCCTTCTTTGCAGCTAGGCCCTTTACCATAGCGCGCGCGACACGCCGCCACGCCGCTTTGTACTCCGCCTCAAGTGCTGCTAGTAGCGCATCCGCTTCCTTCATGCCGAGCCTCCGTTCTTGCTGGCCTCGGCCATCTGCCTCAAGTCCTGTAGCACCGCCCCGAACTTCGCCTCCGTCGCGGTCGCGTTATCGTCTATCTGCTGAAGCATCTCATCGATGTTGTCTTCCCCCAACGCACTCAGCAGCATCCGGGCAAGCGCCTCCCTCTCAATAAGGTCTGCCGGCGCCTTGCCATCCAGGGTGAAAGCCTCGACAATCGCAGAGACTAACGCCCCTGTATCGCGCTCCAAGACGGGCGGCCAGTCCACGTCCAAGTGGTCGTTAAGCTCGCCGCGCCAGACCACCATGCGGCTGTTATCGAGAGAGTCGGGCACGACGGTGCCCTGACCTTGTAGCGCACCGCTCGGCGTACCCACAGCCTGCATCAACACGTAGTCAGCGATGTTGCCGAAGATGCCCGTCCACAACATCTGACGGGAACGCATCTTGAGCTCAGTGGGCCGGTCTAGCGTCTTCGCCGTGGCAAGGTTGCCCACATCAGCATCGCCGGCCAGGATGGTGTGAGGAATGCCGGTTCCCGCCGCTACCATGAGCCACAGCATTCGGCCTTCCTCTGATGGCGGCGCCATGCCCCGCGTCTGGATAGGCTGCATGTTCGCGCCCTCACTGCCAATAAACACACTCCCGACATTCGGCGGCGGATTCGTCTCAGCAGCCGAGACGGCCTGGCCTAAGGTGGTTTCGAGCTTCGTCTTCGCAGCGGCAACCCCAGCCTTGCCCTTGGCGGTAAGCTGCCAAGCGAATCGCGCCAGCGCCCTGTGTGTAGTGGCGTTATCCTCCAGCGCCTCCTTGACAGCCTTCGCCCAGTCCAGCGCCGGGTAGACCTCGGGTACGCCGAACTTCATGTGCGCGCTCCCGCCGACCCTAGTGTGATAGACCGGGCTCTCCCAGAAGACAGGATGCTGCCCGAAGCTCGTAGGCCGGCTGGATGGCCAGTAGCGGAAATCGGGATAGAACGCCTCGCGCTGTGTTATCTTCTGAGAATCCCTAAACCGCAAATCTACCTTCCCAGCTTCCGTCCAGACGCGCCGGTAGTACCACGGCTCTTTAGCATCTTCGGGATTGGAGATGATGTCGCGGATTTCCTCCACAGGGATACCGCGCACCAGCACACGTCCCGTTGAGATGTTGGTGAAGAGCGCGAAGAAGAGGTTGCCCGTCACCTCAAGCTCCTGCTCATTCTCGATCAGGGCGTGGTGGTCGCTGAAGGCGGCTTGGTTCTTGGGGTCATCCCAGAACGCCTGCCAGACTTCGTTCAGCGCTTCTTCTTCGTACATGGTCTCGACGCCCTGGCCGAAGACGTAGCCTGTAGTAACCTCGACGGCGTGATTGATGAGCGGGTTCTTGAGCGCGGAAAGCTGAGCCCAGCGAATGATGCGCGCCAGCCCGTCGCGGCTGAAGTCGCGGGCGAACTGCTGGTCGAGCCTCAACCAGCCGATGTCTTCTTGAGCGAGCTCCAGTTCGGCGAGACGTTCTTCGAGGAGGGTGTTGGTGTTGCGTTCCTGCAAGTAGGCTTCGGTGATCGCGGCCTTAGTGGGCTTGGTCATGGGTGCTCCCTTCCTGCGAATTGCTCAGCGGGAAGTGTTCAGGCCAAGCCGCATTCATAAGGCGTGAATCGTCATAGCTAGCCGCTGCGCGGCGAGCCGCACTAATCGCCTTACCTACTAACTCATCAGCGACATGCATCGCATGAACAGCCGACGCGAACTCATCATCGCTAGGCGACGCGGTGGGGGCCTGGGATGGCTTGCTGCGCTCACTCATCACGCCTCATTCTACCACGCTAGACCGGGCTGATCGCTACCGGCTCATCATACACCACCGTGCCCTCGAACGGCGCAGGCGGCGGGACGAAGTAGGCCAAGAGCAGCGCGTCAGCGTCGTCAGGGCTGCGCCCCAGTCGCTTCTTGGTGTCGTCTTTCGGCTCGATCTTCACCCGGCCGCTAGCGTCAGGCTTGTAGCGCGGCGCGATGAGCTGAGCCAGGGTCGTGTCATCAAGCCCACTCAAATCCCAGCCGCCATCCTGGGAGAGTTCCCGCCCGAGCTCCCACCACATTTGGTCGCGCAGCTTGGGGAACCGCTCGGGGTTCGGCGCACTCTGACCAACGTTCACGGCATGGATGACCGGAGCCGCCCTGCCGCCGTTAGAGGCCAGCGCCTCATGCAGCATCCCCACGATGCCCCAGCCGATGCCGATCGCGTCCACCTTGACCGCTGTGGCCGCCGTCTCCCTGATCGCCCCCATGATGAGAGCTGTCGCCTCCTGGGGCTCCGGCGTGCGGGCACGCCATGTCCGGCCTACCTTCGCGCCGCGTCGCTCTCGCACCACGGTCCAATCGCCGCCGGCGCCAACATCGACGCCCAGCTCGACGGGGAGTAGCCGGCCTTCCTCCCACTCGCGTTCTTCCTGGCAGCGGCGCAACCATGAGAGCGGGATCACGCCGTCGCTGGTATCCTCAGGCACCATGCCGCGCACCTTCGACTGCCAGAGCGGGCTACCCTCACCCCAGTCGCGGCGGGCTTCCTCGACGTAGAGCTTGCCCACCAGTAGCTCACGCAGTTCGTCGGGCACCTCTTCGTCGGTGAAGTTCGGCGACTCGAAGGCATCAACGCGGATCAGGTGCCACCCGGAGTCGGGCTTGAGCACCTTCATGCAGAAATGGCTCGACGGGTCATCGGGGTTGCCGATAGCGAGGATGCGGCACGCCTCATTCGTCATGAGCGACTGCGCCGCGTCGAAGAGCGCCTTGGGCACGCCCGACGCCTCATCGATAATGATCAGCACGTAGCGGGCGTGGACGCCCTGGAAGGCATCGGGGTCATAGTCCGAGGGCTTGCGCCCGAAGGCGACGAGCTCCTCATGCTCCCAGCCCGCCTCGCCTACATCCATCCACCATTCGGTCTGGTTAACACGCCCTGGCAACCGCCCCTTGGCGTGCGCGCGGCCAATCTCTCGCCACAGAATAGCCTTGACCTGAGCGCCGGTCCGGGCTGTCGTCACCACGAAAGCCTCGCCCGGCTCGTGGTCACCAAGCCACCACGCCACTAGTTGAGCAGCGGTCCACGACTTGCCGATCCCGTGACAGGACTGCACAGCCACGCGGCGATGGCCCACGACAGCCTCTAGAATCTCGACCTGTTTGCTCCACGCGAACTCGCCTAGCCGCGCCCGAATGAAGCGCACCGGCGCGCCAGCGTAGCGTTCCTCTGCGGGCTTGTCGCGTTGAAGTTTGAGCTGGGTTCTGGTAAGCGCGACCGCGACATCCATCGGGTCAAGCGCGATCATTACTTCACAAGCGTCAGGTGCTGTTTCAGCATAGGCTCGACCTTCTCGATGGGCTCGCCTGTCTCCTCGGCCAACGCCTCTGCCTGCTGGTGTAGGTCCTCGGGATCGAAGCGGTGCCGCTGGATTGGCAACCCCTCTGTGCGGTCAGCCAGGAACTTCACCGCCGTCATGTCGCCCTCAAGGGCCAGGCTCAGCACCTTGACCGCCACGAGTTCGCGCTTCGTCTTCCGCCCAATCTTCTTATCGAGCTCGGCGTCGAGGGCGGCAGTGAGGGCACGATCCTTCTTGGGGCGGCCGCCAGCATTGCCGGATTGCCCTTTCGGGAAGGGCCGCCCCGGCCCATGGCCCCTGGCTGTTGCCACGCTGTTCTCAGCACTCGCTGTATTCGCCCTAGCCATCACGCCGGTCCTCGGCCTTCTCATACACCACCTGGGGCTCTAGCCCCATGATGCCCAGCCACCAGCGCCCCGCCGACGACAGCGCGTACGGCGCCCCGAAGCGCTTCAGCGCGCCCTTCACGATGGTGGCCGCAAGCACTTCCTCTGGGTATAGGCCGGTGCGCTCATGCTGGTGCTGCCTGATAGGGCCTCGGGGCATTGCCCCTCCTCTCAGGGGACGTTGGGTAGGCGGGTGCTGGTAGCGCGGAGGTAGGCGAGGCCGCGCAGGTCCACGGCTTCTGAGTGGCGAGTGTAGGCCTCAACGCGGCGCATGTCTGAGAGGTAGCAGCAGGGACAGGCGTGCAGATAGTAGACATCGTGTTCCTTGCACAGCCTATAGTTCAGTACGTCCATGCCTTGAGGGTACGCCGTGGTGGGAGCGTTGTCAAGGCGCGGCGTCGGGTTCGGGCAAGGCGGGCTGGGCAGCACGCCGCTCCTCGATGGCCCTCCTCAGCATCCGCCGGCCCTGAGCGGCTACCGCCCGATCGCCCTGCTCAGCGAACAGGCAGAGGCTGTTATAATCGTCCGGGTCCAGCTTGATCGTCACCTGGTTGTGTTCACTCTTCTTGGCCATGTGGCCTCCTTTCTTTCTCTTTCGGGCCGCCGTAGTGCCGCCCGAGCGTGATTAGCCACCAGAGCACATGTAGGTCGAAGTGCGCCTTGTGTGGGGGCCAGACATGGAAGTGTACGCCCAGCGAAGCCCACCAACCCTGAAAGGTATCCACCCGTACCCCATACTTACGTCCGACGTGCCACATTGGCATCTTCCCTCATTTCCAGAGCCGCGCCCAGAAGCCTGTCCGGCTGAGCACGCGGCCTACAGCTTTGTTCTTCCCCCTTCGGGCGATCTTCTTGACGCTCCCGGATGTTACGGCGCGACTATCGGCGCTGAGGCGGGCGAGGCGGAAGAGCCAGCTAGTGATGCTCATGACTGCGGCACCTTGTCGATAGCGACTTGGGCGACTGGTACACCGTTCGCCTCACCATGAAAGAGCTGTATTAGATGATAGTCGGGATAGCACCTTCGGACCCGCCATGCATAGGTCGCTTCGCGGGTTTGCCTCAATTCCCAGCCGCAGTCCCGGCACGTAGCCGCAACGGATAGCGGCACCTCCTCAACGGGCTTGCCACCGACGGTGGCTTCGCCATCCCCGACCAGGACGGCGCGGGCCTGGCAGCCTAAGCACTCACCGCAGAGTGGGTCGTGAAACAGCCGTATGTGGGGCTCCTGCCCAAGCGCGGCCCGACGTAGCATCTCCACCAGCGTGTCCACGTCGCGGAGGGCGCGCGGCACAATCTCATGCGCCCTGTCGCTGCCAGCCACCCACTGCCGGAAGGTTGACTCGCCCACACTCCAGTTCACGCGCAGCCATTCCCGATCCTCTTTCGTCGTCTCCATGTCACTCTCCCTTCGTTGCTCGGCCGGCGGGCGACTGCGCGGCCTCGTTGCTCCCGAACGTCAGGTGCCCCAGGCCATCCAGCCGGCGCAGCCACTCAAACGTCGCACCCACGTAGGCCCAACACCGGGCGCAGAAGGCGAGGCCCCCAATCTCGGCAACCGTCCATCCTCTGCGGCGGCAACCAGCGATGCAGCACGTACTCATTCGGCCCCCTTCTTCGTCAGCGCGGCCAGCATCAGCCGCCCTATGTGCTCGGTGTAGGCTGGCGGGATCGCCTGGCGCACCTCGTAGCGCGTCGTAGCCCACGGCATTGCCATCGCCTCCATAATCTCGGCAGCGCTGAAGCCACCCGAATGATTGTTACCGCTGACCACAACGGGGCGCGTGCTGTGATCACACGGCGGTGTCAGGACAAGGCCCGGAAGAGACAGCTCGAACCAGCGGTGCCGGCGCACACGCATACCGAACATCGAGCCACAGAGCACGACATCAGGCCGCATTGGGGCGCCCGGAACGTTCTCAATCACCCAGATTGTCCCCGCCTGCTGAAGGCGCACGCGCACAGCTCCCAGCAGGTCCGGGTAGCGCTTCCCCCTGTTGCGGTGGGAGTGGGCCAGCACCGAATATGCCTGGCACGGCGGGCTCGCGTGTATCACGTCGAACCCGTCCAGCGGGTACTCCATCGCGTCGGCCAGCACGAACTCGAACGGGTAGTTGGGCTGGGACTTGTGATCCACGCCCACTACCTCGAAGCCCGCACGGCTATAGCCCATCGCGGCCCCACCAGCACCACAGAACAGATCAAGAAGCCTCATCCAGCGCCTTTCTTCGCCAGCTCAGCGGCCCTGCGTTTGAACACTTCCCGAATCAGCGTCTCAGCATCAGCGGTCTCCAGGATCTCCGCTGGCAGCTCTGCCAGCATTCCCTGCACCTGCCGTGACTTGTAGCCCTGGCTCATGAGCCCTGCCTGGGCGTCCCGTATCGCCGGGTTCACAGCGGCTTTCGCCTTCCTGGCCGGTTTCTGGCCGTTCTTTGACCCCTTCTTGGCCGAGCAGAGCGCGAAGTGGGGCACACGACGGATCTGCACGAGGTACGGCTTCCCGTCCTTCGCGTAGGCCCATTCGAGATCCTCAGCGAGGCCGCAGTCGTGGCACTTCACAGCCCAGCCATCCTCCGGCCAGCATCCTTCATGCTTCTCGACCGCCCTGTTGAGGGCGGCAAGCCATGCCGCCTACGCCATTCTAGCGCTAGCGGGCTACACAGGTCGCCACACATCCAGGCCCCAGCGCGGTGTGGGCAATTCACACCGAAGAGTGTTTTGCCCGCAGCCGATTCCTCCTCGTACCGCAAGCGGTACTGCGCCCAGTCGCCGTACATCACTCCTCGCTTTCTCGCGCACCCAGGGGGCTAGTCTGCGCCTTCCTCTATACACTCCTGGCAGATGCGGCGTATTCGTTTCTTCCACCCGCCGCGCACCTGATAGCATTGGTACAGCCTCAATTCTGAGCAGCCACCACAGACGGCGTTACCGCAGCCGAAGCACGTCTTGTTCGTGTCGATCTCGCAGTTGCCATCGGCGATGCCGCATCGGTTGCTCATCATCGCTCCTTTCGCCCCTCAAGGGCTCTCTGTCGCTCCGGGCGGCGCCGGGGCTTCAGCGCTTCTCAATGCAGAAACCTTGACGTTGCCGATGGTCCTCAAAGCAGGTTGGGCAGAGAGAGTCCTGGCAGTACTGACAGTGCCGCTTGTCGTCGCTCTCAAGCCCGCATTCGTCACAGAAGATCGTGTCCATGCTTCGCTCCTTTCGTGTCGCTCCGCAGAGATTTACCAGGGTGGTGAGACGGGCGCCCCCGTACCCCCATGGCTCACTCTTGCGAGTTGCGCTTCCTGAGCAGGCGAAGATCTCGCTCAATCCCCCTTCGTAGGTGCTGATACCGATCCGGCCACGGGTGGTGGCCACTAGCAGCAATCTCTGTAAGCACTGCACCCGCTTCTGCCAGCACCTTCTCAATATCGTAGGCCAACGCCTCAGTCATCTTTCTAGCCATCACTACTTCCTCCTCTGTCGGCGGCTGCCCCCACATGTCAATCTCCTGCTGGGCAAGGTCGTCATACAAGCTTATCGTTCCCTTCTACCCGTGTCGCTCTCTCCCTGAAGAACCAATCCGGTAGGAAATTGGGCAGAGATCACCCTTCACAGAGCGATCTCCAATACCGTACCGGCGAGGTCGCGGCGTTGGTCACACCTCCTAGTCCGCTACCGGGGAACGTCCCCGATGCCTGCCCGGCAAGGCGCTTCCTCCCGCTGGCTAGGCGGGCGTAGGCTCTCGCGGCTTCGGACGCTAGGGGTCTCTTAAGGGTTTGCCGTCCTACAGCCGTCTCCCTGGCCTTCCCCGCTATCTCTGTGCCCGGTTGGGAGATCCGGCGCACCGTCCTTCGGCGAGTCTGCGGGGGCAGCATCCGTGCTGCTATTTGTGGCCTAGTGGTCGCAGCGAGGAGACGGCTTACCGTTCCAGCGCGTGCTGGATGGACGTAGCCCCGAAACTTGTGTATACTGGGGGTACCTTCATCTTGTGGTGATCCTACCACGGCCGGGCCCTCCGTGTAAAGCGGGGGGTTTTGGTTTCTCATCGGCGCACGTTGAACTTGGCGCACTCAGGCGTGCCGCACTTGCCCGTCTCTATGTAGACGAATCTCCAACCGGCGGTGCCGTTGTGCAGGTGAATGCCGCCCACGCGCTCAACGTAGGCCGCTAAGTCCTTTGCTGAGGCTGGGAGACCCCAATCGGCCACAACGTCGCTCATGCTTCCTCCTTTACAGCTTCTTCCACTCGGCGAGGGCGTCCGTGCGGTCCTTCTGCGAGCACTTGCACGGCAGCTTTGAGATGCCCGCAGAGCAGCCACCGTCGTGTTCGCTCTCGGGCCGGCCTTCCAGCGCCTCCGCCAGCTTGAGCGCCACGCGCAGGGTGGCGGGGGTGAAGCCTGAGCCCTCGAACCATACCTCAGCGGTTATGCGAGCTTCACAGACACCGCAGGTGTAGCTTGAGCCATGGAAGCACTTGCCTTTGAGCGCGGCCAGCAGCGCCTTGGCGTGCTTGGTGTTCATGCCTTCCTCCTGCTGTTGGCGGTCCCTGTACGCCGCTTCAGCGCGTACACGCCGTGCTCATCGAGCGATGCCGGCCAGGTGCGCCGGTGGCCGCACTTCTTGCATCCACCGACCAGCTCGGGGCTGCCGTCAGGCTTCTCTACCACGAACCTGTGCGGCGGGCAGGTCATGTGGCCCCCAGCGCCTTAGCGATGTCGCGCCCCAGCGCGGCCAGGGCTTGGTCGGCAGGCCCATCATGCAGGGCGCAGACACCGTGGCGATAGCACCGCTTGCAGCCCACAATGTCGGCCAGCGCCGCCAGCAGCGACCGCAGGTGGTTGACGGCCAGGGTGGCGTAGCTGGCGTCTTCGTCACTCTTAAACTCACCGATAGCACGTTCCTCTGGCGGCGCGTCATAGACAAGTCCTAGGCCAATATCGCCAGCCTCTTCACTGACAGATTGCCACGGCCTCGGGCTCGCCTTCGCCCCCAGCGCGGCCAGGTCCGCGAGTACGTTCTGGCCAGCGTTGTCCGGTGTCATCGTGCGGCTCCTTTCTTCTGTAGCGCAGGCCAGTACCACCGCTGGCACTTCGGGCACTTCTTCTGCCGCTCGCCGCGCCGCGTCCGGCGCTCTGCGTCTGAGTGCCAGTTCAGGTAGGTCAGATCGGGGCGTATGCAGCACGGCGCGGTCATCGCAACTTGTCCTTGAGCACTTCGAGGTAGAGCATGGCGTCTGCCATCTCCTCCTGGGCCTCTTCGATCATTTTCTCGGCGCTGTATTTATCCCAGCGCATGTCGTCGCGGCCGGTGCGGATGCACTCTTCCAGCACGCGGCGGACGCTGTCGGCCCTCTCTGCGTTGGTGCGGTTGGTCATGACAAAGTAACCTCCACGTATTTCTGCCCCTTCTCGATGCGCATCTCGGGCGCGGCCAGCTTCAGGTGCCTGCTGTCGTCGTCTACCAGCACCCCCGCGTCCACCAGCCCATCCCAACATGGCTTGAGCATGGCCATGCAGTTATCGAGATCGCGCTGGCGGCGGTCCGGCACCACGAACACCACCTTGGCGGTTATTACGGTGTTCGGCCATTTCACCTTCGGGAACCCCGGCACTGGTGGCGGGCCGATAGGAGGTCCCATAGCCAGTCGCGCAGCAACCCAGCAGGCCGTACGGTACTCGCTGGTAGCAATGCCCTTGCGTCGCCAGTGAGGCCGGGCGTTCGGTGACAGCTCCTGTTGCGGCCAGGGCAGGCGCAGCACTAGGGTCATGCTAGGTGCTCCGGGAAAAGCAGCGCCGTGGCAGCGACGCTCCCGGCCTGTGGATAGTCAACGGCTCCGAGTGTCCGTAGGCGGCCAAGATTGTTGAAGTAGCCACCGCTCGTCGGCGATACACCGATCTGCTCTGCCAACTCGGCCTTTTCAACCGACTCCGGGTAGAGCTCAATCAGGGCCCGCAGGATCATGGCCTGCGATGCCGTGAGGACGGCGCACCAGGCATCGTGTAGGCCTACTAGCGTTGCAGGCGTTTCGGGCGGTCTGGCCATGCTCCGGCCAACATCGGTAAGGGCAACAGCCCCCGCTCGCGGATACACAACAAGCCCCTGTGAGCGCAGACGCCCCAGATTGTTGAAGTAGCCACCAGACGTCGGGCTGACGCCGGCGAACACGGCAACGACGTTCTTGTGTGGCCCCTCAACACCGATGGCCTCCACCCCGGCTAGGACATCGAGAATGCGCTGCTGCGCTCCACTGATAC